GAGGTTCTTAATGGAAGAAATGATTGTAAAGCACCATGTTCCAATTCTTGACGAGCATGAATTGAAGGACAACAAAGGGAATGTGGTGATCAGGCTCGACAAGGATAAGTTGCTTGAAATTACCAGTGTGAACAACAAGCGCATTGGTGATACAGGTGATGAAATTCCACTTGTGATTGGTCACACCAAGGATGATGCGCCAGAGAACCAACAACCTGAAATTGTTGGTTATGCATCAAATTTAAAGGTGGAACCATTCTTCAAGACAGGTCGAAAGTGCATCACTGCGACCTTCAAATTCTTCAAGAACACAGTGCAAAAGGTGCGTGGTTTTCCGAGGCGCAGCATTGAACTGTGGCTAAGTGATTACAAGATTGATCCCATTAGTTTGCTTGGTGCAACTACTCCAGAACGGGATTTGGGCTTATTACGGTTGAGTAAAACCGGGGTTAAAAAATATCAAAGGACCATGAATATGGACGAGAATCAAATGGGTGCACCATCCAGTGGTGGACCTAATCAGGAGATTGTTGATGCAGTTGTTAACGCACTGCAACAGACAGATGTGTGGCAGTTCCTATCCCAACTTGCTGCACAGGCAGGTCAGGACCAAGGTGCACCGGAAGGAATGCCACCTGAAGGTGCACCACCTGAGGGCGCAATGCCCCCAGATGCAGGTGCACCACCAATGGATGCTGGTGCAGAGGAGATGCCAATGGAAGACGAAGGTGCACCACTTCCAGAGGAATCTGCTGAGGAGGAACAACCTGTGCAAGCTTCCCGCAAGAAGTACGACAGGATCAAACTCTCCAGAATTGAGCATGAGAACCAAGTACTCCACAAGGAGTTGCACGGTTTAAAGCTCAAGTTCCAGCGTGCAGAGCGTGAGAAGGATTTGATTGAACTCGAAGCTGAAGGTTACTTGTTGGACCGTGGCGAAGAGTTGGAGATTGTGCAAGCTATGCCAGAAAAGGCATATAAGTCCCACTTGCAAATCATTCGCAAAAGGTATCAGAAAGCACCAATAGGTGGCCTTCGTACCAACTATATTTCGGAATCTCGTACTGGTGTCGTGCGTAATCGCACTAAAGACGAGGTAAATGCAGCAATTGATTACGCAACTTCACATGGCATTACATACTCCGATGCGTTGGAGAAAATGAATGCTGAAAAAGTACTCTAATTTAGGAGGTTTTTAGTATGCCGTTGTACAATCCGGCTTTTGTTGCAAGTGGCAATATCAGCCCTGCAAGGTTTGTAAAGATTAGCGGTGAGTTCTCAGTTGCGCAGTCTGGTGCAGGTGAGGAAATCATCGGAGTTGCACAGGAGGGTTCACTTGCGCCCCCGGGAATTGCAGAAGCACTTGGTGGTTCACAGACCTACTATGCTGCAACCAGTGGTAAGACTCTCAAGGTATTTGGACTTGGTGATGTGTGCGTTGTAACCGCCGGTACTGGTGGTTGCACCGCTGGTTCCAAGGTTAAATCTGATGCTGATGGTAAGGCAGTAAATGTTGGAACCACAGCAGGAACTTTTAATGTTGGTGGTATTGCACTCCAGACCGTTAATGCTGGGGAAAAGTGCCTTATTCAGGTTAATCCCCACCAAGTAACCATTGCATAACAAATTAAGAAAGGATAAAAAATGGCTGAGCTAGTAAGTGCAAATGCACAATTTCCTTCCGGGAGTAATACATATGTACCATCATTTGACGCAACTGGTCAACTGGTGGTATCGTTCTCCCGCAATCCCAAGGAATTCCCACTAAACAAGTACATCACCATTACCCCGGTTAAGAAGTCTTCAGGTTACTACCTGAAACTCAATGCGGAACAAGCTGCACGGGTTACCTATGCTGATCTTAAAGATCATGTATGGCACGATGGTAACGATGCACCACACGGTGAGTGGAACAATGAAAAGTTCGAATGGTTGAACTTCAACACCACTCGTTATGTATTCCCATTCAGACTGGGTTACAAGGCAGTTGATCAGGCCGACTGGAAAATTGTTGCATCCTATAGTGCAATCAATGCCCAACAGGCTATGACCGCTCGCACTGTAAAGGTGTGGGATAAACTTCTTGCATCCAGTACAGCAGGTGAAATTGACTCCATCAGTTGCTCTGCCTCTTCAAATGCTTACACAGGTGGTAAGGGTTTGAATGAGGGTGACTCTGGTGATCTTAATCAGGGTACATCTGCTGGTCCTGTGTTCAAGAAAGCACTCAATGCAGTTGCTCGCAAGATCAACAAGGAAACTCTTGGTGCATGTGGTCCCAAGGACATGTGCATCATCATGAATCCAACTGCTGCTGATGCAATCAGCCGTAGCAAGGAATTGCACACTTACCTGAAGGAATCACCAATTGCACTTGCACAGGTGCGTGGTGACTCTGACAGCATCAACGGTAAATATGGATTACCTGACAAGTTGTACGGGTACGACATTATCATTGAAGATGTTGTGCGAGTATCCAACAAGAAGGGTGCATCCAGAAGTGCAGATTATGTACTTGGTGAAGATGACATCTTCATCCTTGCACGCCCCGGTGAGTTGGTTGGATTTGAAGGTTCACCTTCTTACTCCACCGTGCATCTCTTCGCCTATGAAGAAATGACTGTGGAACAGAAAGATGATCCCGATAACAGGCGCATCAATGCACGCATCGTGGAAGACTACGGTATTGAAGTTGTTGCACCTGTAACAGCATTCCACTTTAAGAACTCCATTACTTAATATGGCATCACACGCTACAGTTGATGACTTGTTAAAAAGGTACGACCTTAGGCGCATTGGTGACCTTGTTAATGACAATGACACCCGTGCAAGTGAGGCTGACCTAAAAGGTAACTCCACTGCGGGGGTGGTCGTTCAGACCGCCCTTGCAGATGCTTCTGGAACCATTAATAGTGCAATACTTGCAGGTAAGCGGTACAAGCTTGCTGACCTTGCAAGTATGTCTGATGAATCAAAAGCACTCCTGCGCAGGATATGCTGTGATATTGCATACGGTCG